GAGATCCACTGGCACCATGATATTGACCACCTCCACCTCCACCTGTGGATGTTATACTTGAAAAAACTGAATTACTACCTTTTTTAGGATTACCAGCTCCAGTTCCAGCAGGTCCTCCTCCACCAACTGTAATTGGATAACCTTGAACGGATACGGGTAATGCAGCTGGCGCTGCCATAGGTGTTGAAGCTGGCATAAATGTTCTTAAACCACCTCCTCCGCCACCGCCGCCGTGTGATCCTCCACCTGCTCCGGCACCAGCAACTACTATATAATCTACTAAATTTGATCCTGATGACGTACAAGCACCTACATTTGATACACAGAATGTAGCATCTCCTGTAAAAACATGAATTTTATAATCACCATCAGTAATTACAGTATTTCCCCCAGTCGCTACTATAAAATTATTTGCAGACCCACCAGCACCAAATCCTAAAATTTGGTAGCCAAAAGATTTTCCTTTACTTGGTTTTTTATTTTTTAAATTTTTACCTTCAGTATTTTTAAGAAGGTCTATTTTGTGATCTCTCATGCCTATACTCCTTATGCGTCATTAGCAGCATCAGTAGTATAATACATTTTAATTCCTATTAATCTGGCATCACCAGTAAATGTGTCGCTACCATCTGCTGCATCTCTGTAAACTTGAAAAAATGTCATATCGTTATCAGCCGGAGATCCTGCAATTGTCATTGCACTACTTGTTCCTGTAACCTGTACATCTTCCACAGTTCCAATTCCAGCATCTGTAACTTCTTGAGCTGTTCCAAAAACTACATCAGCTGTATCACTGTCACTGCAGCTAACACCTTGAAGACCAAAAATACAGTTTCCTGTGTTTGTATTACTTGGTGTCCACCACGCTTGAAAAGTTACTGTACCTAAATTCCATGATTTAGGCATTGCGACAGCAAACTGTGCATATTCGGCTGTACTTGCGTCAAAATCTAAAACTTTTATATCTGGTCTAGTTGCTGTTGTTTCTATTTGTTGTGCATCAGCTCCATTTGTTGTAGTTGCATACATTGCTTGAGCTGGAATCCATATAGTTTCTAAACCTGCAACTTTAACCGCTGCTGTTCCTGATTTAAGAACACCAGATCCTTTAGGGTTAATGTTTATATCAACGTTTGTTTCACCTGTTGCTGATAAAACTGGACCATCACCTGTTGCTGCGTTAGCAATTGTAAATTCATTTACTGCAGAACTTGTTGCTGTAAGATTAACTAATTCATTTCCGTTTGTGTCTGAAATTTTTGTTCCTATTACAGGGCTAGTTAAAGTTTTATTTGTTAAAGTTTGTGTACCTGTTAAATTGACCATTCCTAGATCAACTATATTTGGATTTGATCCTGATCCAGTTCCATAAATAAATTTTGTAGAAGTATCTCCACCAGCAAAAGTAACACTTGTACCTGTACCAGAAACATATTTAAATGTTACTGCTTGTGTTCCAGTAGTAGAGTTTTTAACTGCGTACATTTGTTGTACGTCAATTGGAATAGTTACGTTTCTTGCACCTGTAAGTGCACCTGTTAATTCAATAACTCTGTGAGCAAGAGTTGCTCCAGTTCCACCATCAGTAACTGAAAGATCTGTGTCTGCACCATCTGTTACTGCTTGAGTAGTATAACCACCAGCGAATTGCTCGATAATTTCTAAGTTTGTATTAGTTTTTGTTCCCCATGTACCGGCGTTTTCACCAGTTGCCATTTTTTCAACACCAAGAGGTGTATAAGTTGATGCCATAATTATCTCCTAAATCTTACGTCTTAATATTTATTTGTTTTTACATATAATGTCAATAACATATATTATGTTTATGGTGGTGTAACTTTACTCCAACTACCACCTTGAGTAGCTGTTTTTTTACTCCAACTACCACCTTGTGTAGGAGTAACTTTTTTCCATGCTATTGGACCACCAACTTGACCTACAGTAACAGTTGCGGATAAACCTGTCAATCCTATTGTCATTTCTGTAGGAGCAATGGAACCTGTACTTGCTGTCGCTGAAACACCAGATAATCCTACAGCCATTTCTGTGGGAGTAATAGCTCCTACAGATGCTGTGGCACCTACTCCAGTTACATTTATTAATTCAACAGAAGCTACTGTTATTGATCCAATTGAAGTAGTAGCACTTACTCCAGTTAATCCCATTACATCAGCTGGCGCAATAGCTCCAACTCCTGTAGTTCCCACTCCAGCAGTTGATAAACCAATTGTCATTTCAGTTGGCGCAATAGCTCCAACTGATGAAGTAGCAGATTGTCCTGAAAGAGTTCCAGTAAAATCAGAAATAGCTGTTGGTGAACCAACACTTGCCGTGGCACCAATTCCTGTAAGACCCATTACATCAGCCGGATCTAAACAATATTCTCCACCCCATTTATCTGCGCCCCAAGTTTGATTACCCCATCCCACAGCTGGAAGACTTGCAGTAAGACCATCAGGAGCAGTTAGTTCTACTGTTAAACCTGATTGACCCCAGTTTTCAGATCCCCACGTATCTGAACTCCAACCAACATTTATTTCGGTTGATACTGTTGTAGATCCAAGAGAAGATGTTAATCCAAAACCAGTTTCAATAATGATGTTTGGATCATAACTATCGCCCCATGGTTCTTCACCATAAGCATCACGACCCCATCCTTGTTCAGCATAAGAGGCTAAATCGCCAAGAGATATTGTTGCTGATATACCAGTAAGTTCTGCTAAATTATTATCTTGTTCACCCCAAAGGCCTTGACCCCAGGTTGTTCCGGATCTATTCCAAGTATTAGCCATAAGGACTTACTCCCTATGCTATACGAATTATCGCTGTAGTTGCTGCTGCTGCTGGAAACTGAATTGTAAAAGTTCCGCTTGATACAGTTTTATCTCCGCCAAAAGCCACCGCACATACTGATGCATCTGTTGAATGTGAATCATTAAAAATTAAACATCCATTAGCTGTGAATGAAGCTGATGTCCAAGAGACATCTGCGAAATCACAGACTGCAGTTGATGAATCTAATGTTGGTGTAACACTTGTTAAAGCTTTTCCTTTTGCACTATAAGCTGTTCCAGATGAATTTGTTATTTCATTACTAGAACTATAAGCCGTTGTTGATGCTCCTAAAGTTGCTGAACTAGTGTATAAAGCTAAGTTAAAAGTATTTCCAGTAGAAGCCGTAAAATTATGTTCTGCTTCTAAGATTTCTTGCTTAAAGCTATTACAAATTGCCGATGTTATTGCCATATTTATCTCCTACTTATTGAGGCGGTGATTCGATCGGTATACGTACAGTACCATCTGTGTAATCGTCTCTTCTCCGTCTCCCAATTTGCACACTTGCAAATTTTGCTAGTTCTTGTTTATACTTTTGTTCATATAATGTCAACATGTCTTGTGGCCCTTTTAAAAATCCATATGCCTCTACCAAACAAGCATATAATAATAATTGAGGGTAATTAAGACTAATATAATTAGTTTCATTTCCAGACTCTAAGGTAGCTGGAATTACATTTCCATGAATATTTATTAAATAATTAGCATCTGGCGTAGGAGCCATTATAATATTACCCGAAGTCGTGGAACTAAGCCCAGTTGCTCCTCCAAACATAGCATAATATTTAGGTAATGATGTAGTATCTTGACCTGTTTGAGAACCTTCTGGTCCTGTTAATTGTCCCACATATTCATTTATAAAAGTTCTATCTCTTTTTTGAAGCCAAGTAGCTGGTCCTGTTCTAGAAGACGTAGAATTAAAAACTTCAACACCTCTTACAAAAACCATACCTGCCGGAACTCTAACTGTATTAACATCAGCTGCTAATGTTCCTGCGTACTCTACTCTATCTGCATCAATTGGAACATCACCAAATATTCTGTGTTGAGCATTTAAAATTAAATTTTCTAAAATAGCTGTAGTAAACACCGTAGAATCTACTTCTGTATAGCTTCTTATCATTGTTACTAATGTTGTATAACTAATTCCAGACATAATTAATAATACCTATCATTAACGGGTCCAATTGTACATTGAAAACCGCCTCCTGTATCAGTGCTTGTTGCATTAGAAACTAACTGCACTGTTAAAGAATTATATTGAGTTTGATTTCCTGGTGGGCTTACCCCTACTACAGTTGTTCCTACGGCTGTTGCTACATAAGAACCAAATACTTTGGCCCCACTTGAATGTGAACTAGCCGTTGTGCTTGGTGGAGTTTGTCCTACATAAGGAGCTGAAGTACCTCTTGTTAAACCAGATAACACATTTGTTCCTGTATTATTTCCCGTATATTTTATTACTTCATTTTTATAAGTTCCAACAAGAAGTGTATTAGATGTATCACTTGATGTTAGCACTTTTTCAATCATAATATATCCTGAAGTTGGAAAAGCAGACGAATCAGTTAATGTTAATGAAGTAACAGAATCAGATATTGCACCATTTAAAGTTGTTGTTAATTCTAAAGTTGTTATTGCAACACCTCCAACAGGTTGTTTAAGATCTCTAAATGTTACATGAGTTGTTCCATCATTAAAAGGATTACCTGGAAAAGAAACACTTAAAGTTTTAGAAGCAGCTGTAGTAGTAAAAGGATCATTTGGTAAAATATCTTCAGTTGCAAATTCTGTTCTTGCAGGTTTAGCATGTTGTAAAGCTTGTGCATCTGCTCCGTGTGGTCTTGGATCTATTTGTGGTTGTTTAGGTTCATATTCAGAATTATGTACCCAAGCACCATTCCATTCTTGAACCATTTCTCTATATGGAAATGCTGCTCCAGAACGATCTGAAAGCATTAATGCATTTCTACCTTTTGAAAATCTTCCCATTATTTTTTACCTTTTCTATTTTTTCTACCTTTAGATTTGATAATTCTATTGTAAATCTCAATTTCTCTATCACCTATCATTTCATCAATTATTGTTTCTTTTTTACCATCTATATGTTTAATAGTAACCGTAGGTTCTTTACCAAACTTCTTTTTATACGATTTACGTCTTGGGCTTTCTATTGTACTTATAGCTTTATCTTTCCATGCAGATAGTGCAGCTTTGGGAGATACAGATAGTTTTTTTCTAGCACCTTTTATTATAGCGCCCATTCCTTTAGTTATAATAGTCATTATATATTTGGATAATAAGTTTTCGGTGTAATGTACGTACTCGCTGCTGATCCATCCTCTGCTAAAGCTCTTGCTAATTCATCTTCATATAATAATTTCATTTCTTGTGTTCTTTGTGGTGCAAATTTTTGAGATAAATAAAAAGATAATCCAGCTATCATGCACGGTATAAATCTGTAAGGAGCATCTACTGCATTTGTATAAGCTCCAACATCTTGAAGTCTTGCTACATAGTAAATGCTAATATAATTATCTGCTGCAGTAGAATTTGCAGTTGGATAAATTGTAATTGTAGTACGGTCCACCAATCTTTGAATCCAAAATTGACTTGGTGTACTTTTAGTTAATTTGTTTGAAAGAGCCGCGTATGTATCACGACTAATTTTAGTCATTGGTAAATCTACTTGACTTGTAGTATTATAACCAGTTCTATAAGAAGCTGTCATAATATCAGCTATTCCATAGATGCCATTTGAAGGTGCTGTAGTGGTACTTGTGCCATCTGCACTATCTCTATAAAATATATATTCAGTAGTGCCTTCTGATAAATCAATATTAGTTTGACCTATTTCCCAAAAATGAATTCCTCTATTTCCCCATTCTTGAAAAAGAATATTTAATGATCTTCTTGCACTATGTATTTGATGCCCTGCCGAACCTACTAAACCAATTCGTTCATAAGCTTCAGCAATTATATCATCAATTGCAAGAGTCTTACCAAATGTATAAGAGCCTGATGTTGTATTTGCCATCTATGCTCCTATCCATTAAAGAAGACGTTCATCTGATCTATTGTATCCAACGTATAAGTTACAACTAACCCACTAGTACATAATACTCCGAGTGCAGGTACATTAAAATGAGTTTCATTATCTGCTGTCCCATTTGTTCTATATTGCATAAATGGAGTAGAACTTGAAAGTAAACCACTTGAACTATTATGAAAAGACACATCTCCAGCTGTTCCACCACTAAAAGATGTGAAACCTTTAAGCGCAGTTCTTCCACCAAACATTCCCATTCCTCTAGAAGCATTAAATCCTAAAGAAACATTTCCTGCTGGTTGAGCACTCATTTCAGCTCCAGTGACAGTTAAAAAATATTTAGTTCCTGCTGTGTCTGTTGCTGAACCAGGTAGTGTAATTACTTCAGTTTGAGAATTACCATTTAAATCTGTTCCTGTTAGAGTTACAGTTTTTCCTGAATCAGAAGAACCTGCTGTAGTTGCAGTTATAACTGCTCCTCCACCATTGTGAGTAGAAGCAAAAGTAGTGTTCGCCATCGTGAAAGATGTATTTGGTCTAGCCGCAGTTGCAAAGTATGTAGTACTTGACGCTGTTTCATCCATTATTGTTTTTACGTTAACATAAGTTAATGTCATATTTTTCTCCTTAATCGTGAGCTCCCTAAGGAGCTCACATTATTTTAATTACCTATTAACTCCAAGCAGCTGCGCCTGTGTCAAACGTAGGTCCTGTTGCTAAATCATGAGCAAAATTCCAAATGCCTTTTTCAAAACAAGTGAAATAAATATAACAACCATGAGTTAAACTATTAGTTGCTGCATTTGCAGGTGTGTAAGTCAATATAGTTTCATTAGCTGCAGATGTATCTATAGTTGAAGCGGAACCAGCCGTTCTGCTCTCTACTTTTGAACCAGTTCTGTAAACGTCATTACCCGCACAAGTAAATGTAAGGGTAGCTGTTCCACCAGCTGTTTCATCTGATTGATAATGAACTACTACAGTTCCAACTGTTGCTGCCGGTAATGTTACCGCTTGTGCAGCACCGCCTGTGTAATTGTTAACCGTGATAACATTAGCTGTGTAAGTTAATGTTGCTGCGGTTGCTACTACTGTTGCAGTTAAGCTAGTTAGATCTGGTTTTGTTCCTAAAAACCTTGATGTTATAACTCCTGTGCTAGCAGCTTTATTGATCTGTTGAAATCCTTTTTCGGACCTAACTGGACCATTAAACGATGTGTTTGCCATAATATTCCTCCTAGAATATTTTAAATGTAGTCCCTAGGGGATGTCGACTATACGCGTCTACATTTAATATTTTATTATTAATTGTATAGTAAATGATTTATATAATAGATTTTAGTAGAGTGCAAGAGATCCCGCAAGAAAGATACGATTTCAGCGATGTGGCGTTTATTTAAGTAGCCACAGAAACTTGAGCGGCTGAAGCTTGAATTGCATTTTCTCTATCTGCAATTTTAGATTCTTCCAATTTGATCTCAGTAATAACGCTTTTAATTGCATTATCAATTTCGACCATGTTAAGAGTATATTTACCACTTTGCTCATACTCCAACTGCCACCTCAACTCCAAGGACCTTTTCTGTTTGTATAGGTCTTCGGTCATGACTAACCTCCTCATAGGTTATTCTGTTTGTGGAACCAAACATTCCAGCGTATTCCCAAACTATACTCTTTTCTCCAATTTTGTCAAGGATAGAATTTTCTATAGATTCAGCATTATCTTCTGCTTCTACTTCAAAAGTAGCAGTATGATCGTATGCCCATATTTTTACTAGGAATTTATTCATAATTTACTTCTATATTGTTAATAAAAACATTTAAGGTGAGCCTTTCTTTTTCCCTCAATGGTTTTAAACTGGTAAAACCGTGATATTTATTAGCATCATAAGCTACCATACTATTAAATTCATTACCAACAATTATTTGTTTTTTTTTATTTTTATTAAATATAGTAGTCCCTGTTTTTATATCCCCTTCGCTTAAATATATTACAGCAGCAATATCCGTACCTTCATCATAATGAAAACGAGTTTTTCCTTTATCCCCATATTTTAATTTACTAAAACAAACAAGAGAATCACTATATTTTATGTGAGCATTGGGATGATAATAATTTAAAATTTTTAAAATTATATTATGAAATAAATCATAATGATTGAGATGTAATGATTCAGTTCTTATACCGGGCCAATTAGCTGTTTCAGTAGCCGAATTATATTTTAATTTTTTTGATAAACTTATTATTTTATCTACGTCTTTAAAAAAATTATCCACCACCATAACTGGGTACATATTCTCACCATTATTAGAAAATTGTGGCGAAACTATGTTCCGCCACAAAATTAGTTTAGATTCTACGCACCTTCAACGCCGTAGATACCTCTAAAGTCAGATGCGCCAAAAACGTATCTTTCTCTAGCTTTGTATCTAACGTTACCAGTATCGAAATCACCTTCCATTGAAGTTGTCAATGGAGTTCTTTCAAAGTGTTTCATACCGTTTGGAACGTCCGTAATAATATAAAACGAATCAGAATCATTTAAGAAATGGTTCACTCTGTATCCTTGAGGAATCATTCCCATAGAGTTGATTGCGTTGATATCATTATCTGCTGTCTGTGTTCTACCTTGAGATTTTAATAATCTCTCAGCTTGATACTGATTAGCAGATGGAACTATCATCTTAACGCCTCTCGCAGCGATTTTTAAACCTCTTTCATCAGTCATTGCAGCGATATCAATCAATGCTTGTTCTAATGAAGTTTCGTTTAAGTCAGCTTGAGTAGTTAAAGTGTTAGAAGTTGCTCCTGCAATCGTAGTGTGATTAGTAGAAAACAAAGACTTGCCGTCACCACTTAAATATGTACCTACTGAAGGTAGACCATTATTTAATGGATTAGCTGCTTTAACTTGTTTAGCGTTTGACATAGATCTTGCTAGTGCTTTTGTATATCTAGAAGCTAATCTATCGTAGAGGTTATCTTCGATAGCTTCTTCTGTGATAGCGAAAGCAAGCGCGATCGTTTCCATAGTGTAACGAGCAGTGTAAGTCTCTTGCGCTTGATCGTAAGAAACGCCTTGACCTTCTGCTTTTACATCAGCGTTAGCGAATCCTGATAACATAACTTCCTCTTCGAAAGCTCTGTCACTTGATTCAGTAACGTATATTTCGGCAGACTCATTGTCATACCGTTTGTACTCCAGCCCAAATAGTGCATTTAGGCCTGGTTCTAGTTCTTTAACTAGCTGTGCTCTTGATATTGCCATGTCTATATGCTCCTATATTGTCCAGTCATTACCAGCAGTAGCTGAATTCAATAAGTATTGTCCAAGGTTCTGAGCAAAAACAAAACTACAAAAGTTTGCAGTTATATCGCTATTGCCAGGTTCCTCAGCAGATCTTATAATTCTCCACTGTTTGGTAGTGTCATTGATACCAGTGATGTCCATTGTATTAGTACATTGTCCAGAAATTTCACTTCCTGTTGGGACAGCTGCTGCAAAAGATACAGTTCTTCCGACGTTTGCCTGAGTTACTGCTCCAGATGCTGCTCCAACGAAAAGTTGAAATGGATTGTCTAATACAAAACATGTGATATCTTCACTGTTAGCCGGAGTAATAGGTTGGTTATACCAGTTCGCCCACGTCGGCTTCAAAGTTGTCGCCGCATTGTAGAAGATACCGTTAAACACACCTATAGTTGCAAATGTCGCTGTACTTGACGCTTCAACAATATATCCATCCTTCATTCGAACAGAACATCCTTGAAACAAATCATCAGTATCACCGGCATCTATGTAGTATTTGCCTTGTCCTTGAGTAGATGGTGTTGAACCAACTGTACCCGCAGAAATCAAACCAAATCCCGCTGTGTTACTATTTGCCATAGTTATTACTCCTTATGTGCCTGCCTTCCGAAGAAAGCCTCCAGCACGGTTTATTTAAATTCCGATAGTTTAAGAAAAATTATTTCTTTGTACCACCGAAGGTTACACGAGACTGTCGATCGACATCGATCGGCATACTCTTATGTTGTTCCCTTAGTAAGTCGGTTTCAACTGCTTCGTCTTGTCCTTCAGTAAGTTTCTTCTGATATTCAACACGTTGCTTCGCGAGTTCTTCAGGTATCCTAGCCAACAATAGGCCTCCTACTCCAATCACTCCAGCGTATTTGCCGTCGGCAACTACAGGATAGTCAGTTCCGGAATATTCATCAGCTCTCACTAATTCATATCCTTCTCTAAGTCTTCCATAAATATTTTTACTATCTATGAATCCTACAGATTCTGCTCTTATCCATCTGTGCCTAAATCCGTCAGGCGCTGGTGGTGCATCCAGAGAGGATGGTGGCTTGTACTCTTTTGGACGTTCAGTTTTTGTCCGAGTCTCAGCCGCACGAGAAGTTGTTTTTTTATCTTCTTTTTTCATATGCTTATGCCTCCTTCGTGAGTTTTAATTGTTTTGCATATTCTTCGAGTGGCACACCTAATTTTTTAGCTATTGCTACTTGAGACGATGTGAGTCTCATTTGTTTGCGACCAGTTTTTGCACTTCTATTCGCAG